TTTTCATCCCATATCACCCCAGAAGGTATCTAGATCACATGGCTAAACCTAAAACCCCGCGGGGGTCAACTAAGCCAAGAGTGCACACGCCATTCCTTAAGGGTAAAAGCCGAGGCGATGAGGTGATTGAGTTCGCCAAGAAGCTTGGACAGCCTCTGATGCCATGGCAAGAGCTGATAGTTAAGGACATGTTCACTATCGGCAGCGATGAGAAGTTCATAAGAAGGACAGGGTTACTGTTGGTTGCCCGTCAATCAGGCAAGAGCCATCTAGGGCGCGTAATGTGCCTAGCCCACCTCTTCCTTTTCAAGTCTCCTAGAGTCCTCATAGCCTCCTCCAACCGAGCTATGGCGCTGGTCTCTTTCCGAGAGATGGCTTATATGATTGAGAGCCATGACTTCCTCAACTGCCAAGTGAAGGCAATCAGATACGCTAACGGCACGGAATCTATCGAGCTACTACCAGAGTTCGGAGGCGGTCGGTTAGACGTTGTAGCTGCAACTCGCGACGGCTCGCGCGGACGTACCAGCCATTTCACTTGGGGGGATGAACTCCGCGAATGGTCAGACGAGGCGTTCACCGCTATCACTCCAACAACTAGAGCCACCGACGGTCAGACCTTCTGGACTAGTAACGCTGGTGACGCTTTCAGCCTTCCTCTTAATAACCTAGTAGACCGATCTAAAGAGAATCCTCCTAAGACATTTGGCTATTACGAATACTCAGCCCCTAATATGCTCAAGATTGACACCAATTCTAAGGCGTTCTGGGAAGGCGTAGCGATGGCGAATCCTGCCCTCGGAATCACGGTCTCCCGCGAGGCAATTGAGGAATCGCTATCGACCTCCACGCATGACGCGATTATGACCGAGCTCCTTTGCCTCTGGGTCTCATCGCTGCAATCACCATTCCCACCGGGCTCCCTTGAAGAGTGTGGCGATAATGATCTAGTCATGACTCCCGGCGCTTATACGGTCTTCGGCTTTGACGTAAGCCCAAGTAAGAGAATGGCTACTCTCTGCGCTGGTCAGATATTGCCAGACGGTCGGATAGGCGTAGGTATCCTCCACAAGTGGAGTAACGACATAGCAGTTAACGACTTAGAGATAGCTGCAGGTATTAAGGGCTATGCCGACATCTGGCGTCCCCGTCAAATCATGTTCGACAAGTACGCCACACAGTCAATCGCTGACCGCTTGGCTAACGCCGGGCAAGTAGTCGAGGACTGCTCATCGCAGAACTTCTATCAGGCGTGTGGCGATCTATTAGACGCCATCGTGTCTAAGCGAATGGTGCATAATGGTCAGAGGGACTTCCTCGAACAATTTGACAACGTAGCCGCAAAAGTTAGCGATTCAGCGTGGCGTATCGTCAAGCGCCGCTCAGCCGGCGATATTTCAGCGCCGATTTCAATCGCCATGATAATTTGGAAACTCACGAAACCTCAACAAAGCGCGGGAATCTTTACAGAGTAGTGTATAATTAAGCCCTATGGGTATCTTCTCGCGTAAGCAGCCAACTGTCGTTGAAGCGCAGTACGCGCCTTCTGTCATGGGCGAGAATTTACCCGCACTCTATAACGCAATCATTCCGCGAGTCTCTCGTCACGATGCTATGAGCGTTCCTTCTGTAGCCCGTGCGCGTAACCTTATTTGCGGTACTGTAGCTTCTATCCCGCTTGAGTATTACAACAAGCGAACAGGTGAAGTAATTGCGTCTCCTCGCTGGGTTAATCAGCTAGCAAAGAACCAACCATCTTTTGTCACATTATCTTGGATTGTAGATAGTCTTCTATTTTACGGAGTTTCGTATCTCCTAGTTACAGAGCGATACGCAGAAGATGGACGCCCTTCAGCTTTCGAATGGATTGCTAACACTCGCGTAACTTTTACGACAGACATCTACGGTCTGCATGTTACTCAGTATTACATCGACGCCAACCCTGTTGATATGAACGACATCGTTACTATTCAAGGATTTGATGAGGGCGTACTAGATCGCTCAGGTCGCACTATTCAGGCGGCTATTGACGTAGAGCGTGCAGCAGCTCAAAACTCTGCCAACCCTCAGCCCGCCGGATTCCTTAAAAACTCTGGCGCTGACCTTCCTGCAGCTGAGGTATCTGGACTTCTTGCAGCTTGGAAACGTGCCCGCCAGAATAACTCTACAGCTTACCTCACATCTACTCTTGATTACTCCCCAGTAGCGTTCAGCCCTAAAGACATGATGTATAACGAGGCGGTTCAGAACCTCTCAACACAAATCGCCCGCGCTATGAACGTGCCAGCGTATTACCTTTCAGCAGATCAGAACACCACCATGACATACGCGAACGTGCAGGATGAGCGAAAGCAATTTTTTGCGCTGTCTATCGAGCCTTACATCCAAGCAATTCAGGCGCGTCTTTCAATGGATGATATTTCGACTGCAGGGCATGAGGTGCGTTTCGCAGTATTCGATACCTTCCTCAAGAACGATCCACTCGTTGAGATTCAGGTACTTGAGAAGCTTCTATCTCTAGGGCTTATCTCAACTGAGCAAGCTATGGAGATGACTGACTTGACTCCCAATGGACTAGAAGGAATGAGTTAATATGGAAACCCTATACATTGAAGCGGCATCTATTGAGTGTTCAGAAGAGCGTCGCGAAATCTCAGGCAAGATTGTCCCAATGGGAACAGGCGAGGTCGGTTCTACTAACCTTGGCGGCGTAGTGTTCGAGGCAGGTTCAATCGACATCGCAGACGTTTCTAAGATTAAGTTACTTAGCCAGCATGACGTTAAGAAGCCAGTCGGTCGCATGATTGCAGCAGAGACACGTGCAGACGGCATCTACGCAACCTTCAAACTCTCCCGCTCAACAGGCGGAAACGATGCTCTCATTCAAGCGCAGGAAGGACTCGTTAGCGGTCTATCAGTAGGCGCAGAGATCATCGCATCAAAGCCAAGCCGTGACGGTCACACAGTTGTCACAGCGGCTAAATTAAAAGAAGTTTCTCTCGTAACAGAACCGGCATTTAAGTCGGCGCAGGTGCTAGAGATTGCAGCGGAGGAAGTCCTTCCAGCTGCAGAACCAACAACAGAAAGCGAGCCACAAGTGGAAGAAACCACTCAGGTTGAAGCTCCAGCAGTTGAAGCAGCAGCAGTAGAAGCGGCTCGCCCAACAGTTGCAGCATCTCACTACGTCAAGGAGCGCACCGCTCCAATCACATCTGCTCAGTACCTTGAGGCATCTATCAAGGCTGCTATGGGCGATGATACAGCGCGTCGTACAGTTCTTGCAGCTGACGATTCAACATCTACAAACACAGGTCTTACACTACCTCAGCACCTTAACGAGTTTGTAACTACTACATTCACAGGACGCCCAGCGTTCGATGCAGTAACTCGTAACGCTCTCCCAGATTCAGGAATGTCTTTCACAATTCCTAAGCTCGGTACAGCTCCAACAGTTGCAGACACAGATGAAGGCGCAGCACCATCTGAGACAGGCATGACTTCAACATACGACACAATCACAGTTAACAAGTTTGCTGGATTGAACCGTATCTCTTGGGAGCTCATTGACCGCTCATCTCCTGCATTTATGGATCTCCTCATGACTGAGCTTCGTAAGGCTTACGAGAAGTCAACAGACGCAGCACTCATCGCAGCGTTCACAGCTTCAGGTACACAGGCAACAGGCGTTGCAGCTACAGCTGCAGGTCTCCAGTCATTCATCGCAGTAGAAGGCGCAGCAGCTTACAAGAACACAGGCGGCGATTTTGCTAACAAGCTCATCGCCTCTACAGACCAGTGGGCGGCAATTGCCGGATACGCCGATACCACCGGACGTGCGCTTTATTCAGCACAGGGTGCAACATATAACGCTTCAGGCGTTGCAGTTGCTTCATCTGTTCGCGGTAACGTTCTGGGTACTGATCTCATCGTAGATCACAACATCGCAGTATCAGGAATCGTTGACGAGTCAGCGTTCTTGGTAGCACCTGGCTCTGTTCAGGTTTGGGAATCCCCTACGACTCAGCTCCGTCTTCAGGTACTTTCTTCAGGCGAGCTCGAGATTGCACTTTACGGCTATTTGGCTATCGGTGTTCTCAAGGGTGGCGCAGGCGTTCGTCGCTTCAACCTCGCTTAATCTAGCGAACCATTAGAACGGC